GATTATATATACTCGCTAGAGACACATGCAGATACGCCGCTGCTTCTTTAGCGTTCATAAGCTCAAAATCATTCACAAGTATAACCAAAAGAAATTTTTACAAAAAAATCAACAAAAAAATACCATATAGAAAATTTTCTATCTTCTTTGTTTGATTTCGCCCTCTGGAGTGAAGTAATTATGAACAGTTTGTTTTGTTATTTCAAATCTTCTTGCTATTTCTGCTTTAGGGACGCCAGATTTAATCATGTATTGAATAGTATCTATTTCTGTTTTTGAAAGTTTAAATTTTCTTCCAAACCTTATTCCGCGTTTTTTTGCTGATGCAATGCCTGCTTTAACTCGTCCGCAAATAAATTCTCTTTCAAGTTGAGCAAAGACCGCCATTACATTATAAAAAAACATTCCAATGGGAGTATAAATGTCTATTCCTTTGCATACTCCGCTTAATATTTCTAATTTTATTCCTCTTTTTTTAAAATCATCTACAGTCACAACAAGTTGTTTCGTGTTTCTTCCGAGCCTGTCTATTGCCCACACAACAACAGTATCTCCAGGATTAAGAGCTTTGACCATATACATGAAACCGGGTCTGTCTTCTTTAGCCCCAGACTCCATGTCGCTATATATTTTATTTGGAGAAACGCCTGCTTCAATGAGAGCTGTTTCTTGTAAATCTAAACATTGCTTTCCATCAGACGTGCTGATGCGCATATAACCAACTTTAACACCATTAACATTCACAAAAAACATACAACAGTAAAATAATTAAAAGGTCAAGGTTTATTTGACTATAATTATTTGATAGTTTATTTGATAGTTTTTATTGCATTGTTTCGTTTTTATGTCATAATAAAATAAAGAGGTGTTTGTTTTACACCTTAAGGACACTATAAGGACACATGTTATATCTCGAATCGAAAATACAAACGAACATTGTAAAGTATGCTAAGCTTTGCAAAATTGATGTGTTTTCAATTCCGAATGGGGCTGATGTTGACTCATCAAACCGCATCAGATTAACACGTGAGGGGTTGTTACCTGGAGTACCTGACCTGTTTTTTCCTATAGCGTCCAATGGTTTTCATGGGCTGTTTATGGAGGTTAAGTCTGAGAAAGGACATGTATCTCCCAAGCAGAAAGAAACCATGAGTAAACTTTCTTTACATGGTTATAAGTGCGTCGTCGTTTATTCTTTAGACGACGCAATCAAAGAATTAAAGGAATACTTAGGAGAAGAATTAGTGGAGGGTTAATATGGGTTTCTTAGCACCTATTGCTAGTGCTGTTGGCGGTTTTTTAGGGTTCAGTGGAACTGCAGCTACGGTTGCAGGGACAGCCGCTATGGGTTTGGGTGTTGCTTCTGCAGTAAATAAAGATGTACGTCGTGTTGCATTACCTGCTTTAGGAGGTATGGCTTTGGGCGGACTGCTTGCACCTGCTGAAGGAGCTCTAAGTGGATCAGCCAGTCTTGGTGGTTTTGGTTCAGTTTCTAAGTCTGCATTGCTTGGTGGTGCAGTTGGTGGCTATACAGGCATGAAGATGAATGAAGCTGCTAAAATGCGTCAAATGCAAGAAGATTTTTATAATAATCAGAAAGCATATATGGCTAACCAGCAAGCTGAAGTATCGCGTCAAAACGTTGAAATGAGACGTAGAGCCGCTTCTATTGCTTCAACAAGACGTTCAGAGTTAAATATTGAAACTGAACGTATGGCAAGACTTCAACAAAGAATGCAACGTGGTCGTCGTCGTGGTTGGGGCGAAGATGAGTATTACGGAAGCCTTAATACTTTGTTGGGATGAATTTCATAGGTAATAACTGTAAGATAGATCCAACAGCAATTATAGGAGATAATTGTTGCATAGGAGATAATACGGTTATTCGAAAAAATGTAATCATTGGAAATAATGTTATTGTTGGAGAAAACTGTGTCATAGGAGAAACACCCTCTGTTTGGGATGCTTCTCCAGATGATGAAAGGTTTGATAAAAAGCTTTTTATAGGAGATGGCTGTTGTTTTAAGCCATTTGTTGTTATAGAACGAGGCTTTTTACATGATGCTAAAATAGGAAAGAATTGTTTCTTTTCTTGTTTAAGTGGCGTTGGACATGATGTGGTTATGGGAGATAATTGTTTGTTGTTTCCTCAAGCATGTTTACATAGCAACGTTACTGTTGGAGACAATGTAAGGTTTTATACAAGCTCTATGGTAATGGATAATATTGCCGTTGGAAGTAATTCGATAATATATTTTAGAGCTTTTGTAAAAAAATCATGTAAAGATGGCTCATTTATAATGGGAGAAGATTCAGATACACTTAAAGAATACTGCAAAAAGAGGAACTTTTTAAAGCGTGCTTCAAAAACATTGCAAAGAATTAAAGATTTAGAGGACACTATCAATGGAAAAGATCGTAGAGAACATAAAGAAGAGATACAACAAAGCTAAAGGCGGAGCTGAAACATTTTTTTCAATGTACAAAAGAGCATATGAATTGTGTGCTCCTAACTACAACAATACTCAGCCGGGTGCTTTTCATGGACAAACAGGTCAGCCGAATGTGTTTGATTCAACTGTTTCCAGAGCAGCCGATGCGTTTGTAAATACTTTTGTTTCTACAATCTGTCCTCCTCAAACTCGTTGGATGGAATTAGCCCCATCCGATGAGCTCGTGGAGTATTTGGCAAGACAATCTACCAATACTTGGGATATGATGTCTGAAGCTGAACAGAAGCAAATCATCCAAGAGATAGATGAAAGGCTTACGGCTCAGTATCAGAAGATAACAGACAAATTCTTTAGTGCATTAAATCAATCCAATTTCTATTCTATCATAGACCAATTCGCCCATGACATATTCGTTGGCATGGGTTGCTTATTGGTCCAGCATAGTGGTGACTATTTTGATAGTGCTTCTCCATTAGACTTTACGGCAATACCGCCCCTAGACATAGCAGTAGAATTGTCCCCACAACAGAAGATAACGGCGGTATTCCGTAAACAGAAGTTGCGCTATAGCCAGATAGAATATACTTTTCCTGGCTTTGATTACTCAGTTTTAGATAGCGACAATAATGAAGAGATGGATTGCGAAATAGAAGTATTGGAAGCTTGCGTCATTGATCCGAAATTCATTAAAGCAGAAAATGGCATAACTCGGTTTGTTCGTTGGCATTATATGGTCATATACAATGACAAAATTGCTTTTGAGACTCGACTTGAGGAAAATCCATTTGTAGTATTCTTTTGGTCATTACGTCAGGGTGAGAATGTCGGACGTGGGTTGCTCACAAAACTTTTGCCAGATGCAGAAGAGCTTGAAGGATTAACGAAGTTAAAGCAACAATGGCTACAGCTATACGGCATGGGTCCATATACAGTTGTGGTATCCAAACTAATTAACCCTGCTATGGTTAAGATTAGACCAAATTCAGTTATTCCCGTACAAGAGCAGGGAGCAATCCAGCCATTACAACCGGCAGGAAATCCCCAGATAGAACAAATGCATATCCAGGAATTGCAACAGGCAATTAAAGAGACTGCATTAGACTTTACGATCCCCAACGACCCGCGAATGACGGCTACTCAGGTTCAGTATATAGCACAACGGCAGTTACAGATTTTTGCGGGTGTTGTGGGTCGCATTCAATTTCAGTTCTTGTGGAAGATCATTCAAAACTGTTTGGATATACTCATTAAGGTGGGCTCTATTGAGTTGCCACCTGAGTTGTCTAAGATTGATCCAAGAACAACAACATTGAAGATATTGTCTCCAATAGGTCGTGTTCAGTTCATGAATGACTTGAACTCTTTGACGACAGCATTGGGAACGATAGCACAAATCGATCCATCATTGATACAGCAGTATGTACGCACTGAGGATTTACCGACGTACATATTTGAACAGACAGGTTCTCCTGCAAAGCTATTACGTTCAAAGGAAGAGACCGAGCAGGTTCAGCAACAAATGCAACAACAGCAAGCCGCTATGATGATGGCTCAAGCAAAGTAATTTTATGGTATATAGGAAAAAAACACTAGATGAGGCAAAGCCAGCACCGGAACAACCGGTATTGGCTGAGCAGAAAAATGAATATCCAATTAAAAAGTTGGTGATCGATAACAATACGCTTCTCTACAAGATAGATGGCGAAATGGTTGACGTTCACATCTACTTGGATGTTGGTTTAAAATTCCAAGACGAAAACAAAAAGAAGCGTCAGATACCGGAGCTGAAGATGAGTGTCGAAAGAGACTATCGCAAGTGTGCTGGTATGACCGTTGATCAGATGATGGCTTTAATGTCAGAAGGTTATCGTCCGGTAAAGAAGTGGGCGTCGTCATTCATTGAAAAAAAGGATGGACACACCGTAGTTCCAAATGAATTTAATGAAGCCGTAGATAATCTACAACGCTCTTTTAACGAGACTCATGTTGAAGTATTTCATTTTGGAGTAGATTTGGAAGAGTTAAAGAAGAGCAATATAGCGGATATATTTGCTCGCGCTTGCAATGGTCAAGTACCGATTGAAGGGCTTAAGACGTGGTGACAATATTCAATGAGGACACTGAGCAAGATAGGTTGCTTAGGGAGAAGTATTTGGGTGAGATGAAGTCTGTTAGGGCTTTGTTCTCAACTGAAGAAGGCAAGAGAGTGTTGGAGTTTCTGAGAAAGAGAAACACACAAACCTCATTTGACGCAACCAATCCAAGCGAGAGAGCACTCTATCAGCAAGGCAAGATAGATGCTATCAATGATATTCAAAACATAATAGATGACGTTAACAACGGAACAATATGAGCGAAGAAGATTTACAGAATGAAGCAGTAGAAACACAGGAAGTACCCGCCCAAGAGGTGGCTCGTCCTGACTATGTACCAGAGGAATATTGGTCTGATGGCCAGGTAAACATCAAAAAGATGACGGATGATTTGGCTATGGACAAGAAGCGCATTGATGATTTAAGGCGCATTATTTCCCAGCCAAAGAAGCCAGAACATTACGATAAGCTTTTTGAAGATCGTGAACTGAATGATTATCAGAAAGAGGATATGTCTGTTTATGTACAATTAGCCAATAAGAATGGCTTGAGCAAAAAGCAGGCAGAACAGTTATATGATGATTATTCGGCGGCTTTACAAGAGCGTTATCAGAAGCAAGTTGAAGAATACAACAAGCAACTTGAAGAAGAGAAAAAGTCTTTCGGTCCTGAGTATCAGAATGTAATTGATGGTTTAAATGCGTTTGGTCAAAACAAAGTTAAGTCTGGAGAATGGACTGAGCAAATGCAAAAAGATTTCTATGGCATGCCAATGAATGCAAATCAGTTGAGGATTCTATCTCAGCTTGTTGCTAATCAGCCAAAACTAAATCTTGCTGGTGGAAACTCACAATCAACAGATGGTGATTCATTAACCAAAGAGCTATACAACTTGAGCTCTACATACCACAAAATGGTTAAAATGGGTCGTGGTGATGAACCTGCTGTACAGGAAATGAAGGTACGCTTGAACAAGCTTCAAGGTGATTACAATCGTATGATTGACATGCAGGGAGTGTCGAACGAATTATAATTTCAAAGGTGTCGAATTCGATACCTTTGGTTGTTAATAGCTTCCTTGATAATCTTAGGAGCTCCGTTTTATTGCGGAGTTCCTTGTTCTTCAAATTCTGGTTCTGGAATGTAAGTTTCGTTATTCATGATAATGTGTCCAGCATGAGAGAATTTCTATTGTTTTTTCTTCTTCATGCACTTGGTAAACCAATCTATGTTGAATGTTAATGCGTCTTGCGTATGTATCCTCGCCAGATATTGGCTCAAAATACGGTGGGAAAATATAAGGGTCTTCCTTAATTAAGCCAATTAAAGCATCAATTTTGTTAATATATTCGCTTTTGATGGCTATTTTGTAGTCACGTTTTCCTCTATTAGAAAACTGTATGTCGTACATTATATACCCTCTTTGACTAAATCTTTTTTAAACTCCTCCAAAGAAGAATATTTTTTTGTCTTTGGATGGTTTGGGTTTTTAATGTCATCAAAAAGCTCTGGGTCGTCCTCTCGCTTTAAAATTGTGCAAATTCTTCCTGTGTCGGGATCAGTAAGTCCTGCTAAATCTGAGCTGTTTTTTAATACAATACGCAACATAGCTTGGTAAACAAACTCAGACATAGACATGTCTCTCTTTGAAGCCTCTTTTTTAAATGCGTCCACAATGAACGGTTCAACGCTAAACGATATTTGTTGCTTTCTCATACAGTAAACAATACAGTAAATACTACCTTAAATGTCAACAAAAAACATTGTTTTTATATAATCTATAGAAATTTTTACAAAAAAATTAAAAAAAACTTAACAAATAGAAAATTTTCTATTATATTTAATCTAACAAAGGCATCTCTTTTCAAGGGTTTTGGACACGTCCCTTTTATTTAAACTTGCAAAGCGTGGCAAATTTTGAGGCTCCACGATGAAAGAAACTCAT